GAAGAGCGGCACCTTTAAGTCCAAGCGATCCTCTTGATGCTGGAATGTCGTTTAAATCAGCGAGATTTCTGGTTCGGTTCAGAGCGACCGCTGCCTGTGAGACAGTATCGGTTAATCCAAGGTTTGCAAGAGTTGCGGCAACAGCTGCAGGACCTGCCGCAGCGATTTCTCCAAGGTTGTTGGCTATTTGAAGTGATAGTGCCGTTTGTGCCAATAGTGACAGCGTTCCCGCTGTCATCATGTTGGCCGCAATATCATTGGCTGACCACAAGCGAGCTGTAGTACCTTCCTGTGCTCGCTGGATGGTCATTATGTCACCGGATCGTGCTGTAACATGGACGATTTCCGTCAGCGTTCCGGTGGCAGCATCAACAAGTGTAAGCTTGTAATAACTTGAGCCAGGAACCGGGGACGGGAACAATGCACCAGTCCCGGTATTAACGGTAAGCGTCGTTGCAGACGAACTGATTCCTGCTGCCAGCACCGTTGATGCGTTATTGGCAGCTAATAGTGATAAGGCCATTTATCCTCCGGGATTTTGGCAATAAAAAACCCGCCGAAGCGGGTTGAGTTTTGTGATGAATTGTAGGAAAGTTAGAATAACTTATGTAACACCACGACCACGTAATTTACATCCTTCCATACTTCCTCTGATTACAATCCATTAATTAAAATCGTCTACTTGCTTGCAGTTCGTGGCCTCGAGTGAACCATCGTCACCTTGAACTATGTAGCTACTTCCCCTGATTGCGATATATGAATAACGCCCATCCTTGCTTGTTCCAGTCATTGATCCGTGCAGCCCAGGAGTTGTTAACACCACGGATTGAAAAATTTCCTTATCGCTTGTCATCATGCGGAATTTATTTCCGTAATCAATCACTAAAATAGGACGACTATCGATGATACCTGTGCAAACGTAATTATATGCCTTTTTATCACTATTGATAACGTCATCAGACTTTGCAGAATTATTTTTTCCCGGTTCTTTTGTCTGACCATCAAATTGCACTATGTCATTTGCGCCATTAGTTTCAGGAATCCCCTTTTCAGCAATAGCTCCGTAAATTGCAAAAGCTGTGTCATACCACGCATCAACACATTTATAATCACTGCATCTTTCGCGTGAATTCCATAAAGTTTTGGTTATCTCAGAAAATGCTTTCCTATCTTGAACATACCCCTTTGCTTTAGAAAAAACCAATTTTAAATCATCATCATCTTTGGATAACTGAGGGCTTTTGCATATTGTAGTTTCTGCAAAACTTTTTGCTTTGGAGCAATCAAAGGAGGCTGCATGTGCATGCGTCATCAATCCTACAAACGTAAGCGAAACAAAAAAATAAATTACTCTCTTCATTTTCATCCCTAAACACACAATAAAAGATGTAAGCAGTGTATATCAACGCGAATTGATTTTAACCAACAATTGTCACAGTAACTGGTTGGTAAAAAGGCATATGCAACAGTCCGCTATCAAAGGCCTGTTTGAAGAGTTCTGCATATTCGTAATCATCACTTTTTATCAGCACGCTAGTTTTTTGGTTATAGGCCCGCGTATTGAAAGCATAACCATTATATAGGCTTGAATCCGTCAGTTTTCGATACCCTTTCACAATGGAAATGCTCGCGCCAGAACTGGAGAACAATACGGAAATACTCCAGTGCTGATCATTGACCACATCAGTTCCGTCCACCCCTGTCAAAAAACGGATGATTCGACGCTTCAGCCATGGAATGGTGAAGTGAAAGTCGTCTCCCTTGTAGAAATTCCACGTCATGATCCGTTTAAACAGGTCATCCGATGCGACAACCTGCTCTGAATGTCGCTTAACCACTCGGCCATTAAATGGAAGCTGATTAAACGACATGGCATTGTACGGCCCCGAAATCTGTTGACTACCGCTACTCGCAAGGACGGGAGGCTTAACACCGTAGATGCCATACGCGATCCACTTAAGTTGGTCACCCGAGTTGTACCCACCCGTGAACACTGGAAGATTAGCACCCTTCATCCATGAATATATTTCACCCGCGAGGGTATTGTAAGAATCAACGAAAGCTTGAAGATTCTCATCATCACTGTACTGGGTGTACAGATATGCTCTGATAATGTCCTCAAGCATATTAAACTCCATCAATCGTTACACCATCGCTGGCGATATACCAATAGCTGTAAGGATCGCCGCTGATGATATTGGTGTTATCATCGACACTGGTAATACTTCCATTTACAGTTACCACCACGTTCAGATAACTGACAAGACTCATATCCAACGTCCCATTAACTGACTGCAAAAATACGTCTTTCAGGTTATTAACGTTGAGCGGTTTTCCCGCATATATCCCATTGATATAGGCAATTGAAGGAGAGGAAACTAACGAGGCTACGGTTGCGTCGGTGAGATAATTTACACCTTCTGTGGCCCATTCAAATTTAACTGTGACTTGTTGCAGGAGCGGGATAACAAATGGAATAAGGTAATTATCCGGCCAGTCACTGATCGTGACAGTGTTATTTCTGATATTGGGCGTAATAATACCACCGCCAGTCCATGAGCCAGAACTCCCTGTGTTAATGCCGATAGAGAATGAATGTGGTGACAATGAGATAATTGTCAAAGGTACACCATTAATGCCACTCATTCCCGTTACGCCAGAAATCTGAATAACCTGCCCCGTAGTGAACCCATGGGTAATGCCTGTTGTCACGACGCCAGGAGAGGCATTTGTTATTCCTGTTACATTGAGCGAGCAGCCCTTCAGTCGGCTGATATCCCCGGCCGAGTTATAAATGGCTCCAGCCATAGAGTAAATATCGCCACCAGCACACATCACAATCCATCCAGCCCCATCCTGGACAACGGAAACCAGCCGGGCCTGAACATTATCAACATCCGTCAGTTTCTGTCGGATAAATCCTGGGTAGCCCTGAACGGTACCCATCCCCGCCTCCCACACGCGAGCGCGGAAATCCGCAATCGTCTCAGAGTCCCCGCCTGGCACACCCGCAGCGGGGTTGGTGCAGCTCAACGTAATGTTTGCTGGCAGACTGGTTGAGATAGCGTTAACCGTACCGGCCGGAACTGCCCATGATCCCGTCACTGTGGCATTGCAGGTCACTGGCGATGTCACCCCAGACGAAGGAATAATCGTGACATCCTGGAGCGCATACTGATAACTCCCGTCAGAAACCAAAAACCCCTGCGGCACAGCGAAACCAGTGGAGCCTGAAAAAACAATCTGTACAGAGGTAAGCCCCTCAGATTTCCGGCCAGTCACACCATATTGCTGGGCCAGCGTGTTCAGCATGAACGGGTTTGCGGTAAGTGGTCCGACCGAGTTAATCAGGTCAACCCTCGCCTGGTCACAGATAATCAAAGCACCAACACTGGTGCTCACAATATCTTCTATCAATGAGCCTGGAAGATCGGTTGTGATCCCAGGGGAAAGAGCGAGCGCCCTGGACACAACCTGATCACGAAGTTCTGATGCTGTTTGTGGAACCGGACCAGATACGTCATAAATAACGGACAAATCACTCATACATACACCTGCGTTACAATTTTTGAGCCTGAGTTAGTGATAGCGGAGATGTTGTAAACCGGCGGGTCATTCTCAGCCATGGCAATCTGCAATAATGAAAAATAGCCACTAAATTGCTGCTGGAGCCTGTTCACATAATACGTTGGAAGAATTTGCTGGATAACAGAGCCATTAGCAGGAATACCATTATCTGCAAAAAATGGAGACTCCTGCGGAGCCAGTTTTAAATTCTGCACCAGCGTAGTCAGGTAAATTGAGTCGTTAAACCCGTTGCCATCCGTTTCGACCAGAATCCACTTTCCGTTTGAATCACGCCCATATGTCCTCATTCGACAATCTCCGCAGTCAGCTTCGTTGTTGCTGCCCCTGTATTACTTCCACCGTTACCATTGGTATGAACATGACTATTTGCCCATGATGTTAGCGCTGACCATGCAGCCTGCATTATCGCCGGGCTGGTATTGCCCGCTTCATCAACAATAGATCCACTGGCACCGGAAAGACTCCATCCTGCTGGTGTAAGGTTGAGGATCGTATCCCCGACGGTCACTTTGAAGCTTGAAGGTGCTGCGATAGTGATGCTGTCAGGTGTTAGCAGAAATGTGGTATTGCTACTCGCGTCGCGGAGGGTGATGCCTTCTGGCCCGTAAATGGTAACCACCTCACCGTCCACATCCTGCCATTCGGTATTGCTGATAGGCAGAAATACCAGGGCACCGAGATTAGCCGGTGGGGTGAGGTCAGCGGTTCCACCACCAAGGCCACTGACACCGCCCAGGTAAGTATCCGCGGGGATGACTATTCCTCTGTCTCCGGGTTGCATCGGGTAGCGAATATATTGAGGGCCAAACAGCGGGATCGTCACATGCGGGAGTGTGTATGGAATATCCCGAAGCAAAAAAGAGACGGTGACCATCTTTCCCGACTGCGACACAATTTCAGCGGGAAGTATTTTCCCAGCCATTTGCATGGCATCAGCTATTTTATTTTCAGTGAAACTATTCATGTTTCGACCGAAGTTAAGCTTTTTATTGATGCTCATTAGTTGGCTTCCTTTGGTGCCGGATACGCCTCTATTACCGTCACCCAGGCATTAGCATCTGGTTGTCTGCTGTTGCCCAGGAGTCGTACTGTTTTGACCTGAAAATCACCAGTGAACGCTGCGTCGTTACGGAACTGAGAGTACGATGATGCCTGAACGATAGGACGGAGTTTTTCTGGCATCCGAATATAAGCTCCTACCTGAATATCGCTTCTCATCACACAAGGTATACAAATAGTATTGAACTGAACCCAGGTCGGCTGCCCGATCAGATCGGCAAACTCAAGCTGAGTGGGATTTCTCCTCAAATTGTTCGCACTATCTTTTGAGTCTTTATCTGCGTGGTAGGCCAAGTCATTGTCAAAAACCCGGATTTCATTTCCGTTTACAATGGTTATTTCTACCCCGTTATAGTTGCTTTCCCTGATGATGGACTTACTTAACGCATTAAGCGTTTTGGCAAGCTCCCCCAGGCTCCCGCAAAACATCGGGCTATCACAGTTGTTAATCAGACGATCGCTGACATTTATCGTAAAGCGATAGCCACCACCCAGAGTTTGAAAACACTGCGCCAGTGCAACAGATAGTTTCATTCCCTTGTCCCATGGAAGTGTCACATTGATAGGTGAAAGTGGCATCGGGTCAGTACTCGATACAGGTCCGGACCGGATAATCAGATCCAGACGAAGCTCCGTTCCCTGCCAGTTGCCAATCACCTGCCAGATGACTCCTTTCAATACCAGGCCATTTTGTCCTGGGTTTGCCAGGCGCGTAGCCAGAGGCAATCCCTTCGACATGCCAACTTCCATCTCGATGGTCATACCAAACATGTCCTGTCTGGCCTGCTGCATATCCTGTGGGCTAATACCCCAGATGGTAATACAACTCTCTCCTGCGGGGGTGGATTCTCCAAATCTCTGAATATCAAATTCGATCATCAGGTTTCCGGGGTTAAATACGCCGTTACGGAGGCTTGAAAATCGCTTGTAAAGCTTAGGAGGGGAGTTGTTTTTATCCTGAGGATAAGCCTGCGGATAGTAGATTTTAATGTCGTAGTAACGCATCAGGTCATTACCTCAATCTGCCCATTTGGTTGCCTCCAGACCATTTTTGACTGGAAGAACACGCCAGATATCAGATTTATGTCAGAGCCAATCGGAGATGCCACCATTGCAGTAGTGAGTAGCCTGTTACCTGCGTTATCAGAAACCTCCAGATACCAGCGCTGCCCGGCAATATTCCATTTGATTTGGCAGTTATAAACAGATCTGTCCAGTAGTGGCGTAAATACCATACTGCTCTGTTCATTACCTGAGAATGGATAGAGTTCAGTGCTCATATTCCAAATGCTCCTCCCAGCTTACTGATTAGCCCAGTTAGTTCGCTAACGCTGCTTCCCAGCGCCGTATTTCCGAGCGCTGATTTTGTGTTAGTCCAGGCGTTCATTTCCGTTTTGTCGCCAGCATCTATTTTGCTCAGATAACTGTTTACCGCACCCGCAGCTCCTGACTCGGTAACGAGAGGCTGTTCGAAATCCCACAACCATTGCCTCTGCGGTGTCGGCTCACTTGCACTCGTCACATCTCTCACTGTGCGCAGAATACACCCGCTATAAATCAGTCCAGGTGTGGCCACAATGAAGGTGCCTCCTAGATTGGCGTGAGCCTGCAAAACCGCCTGCAACGCACTTAACGTCACGAGCTTAGTCATCGCCCCGGTGTTTTCATTGACCGGGGCGTCCATGAGCATGGGAACGCGTAGAGGTTGCGACAACAATGCATTCGCCGCCACAGTCTGGTTAGCAAAAGGATATTTGGCGATGTCGTAATCGACCATCGTCGCCCCCTGCATCGCTTTCCAGTGACAAAAATATTTATCCAGATCGGTCAGGCTTATCGCACCGCCCAGAAGTCCAGAGACAAAGCTGGCACTCTGGGTAATCGCCACGATGGGCAGCATGCCTCCTGGGATGCTTTGGGCAATTCCATTACTGAGTATGATAGGGGATATTTCGAAGCCCAGGCGGTAAAGCTCACGTGTAAATGCCATCAGCCAAAGCCTCCCAGTTGCGCACTCGATACAACTGCGTTACCACCAGTATTGTTATAAACAACCATTTCGCCACCTCCCAATCCACGTCGACGCCCATCATCCACTAACTGCTGCAAAAGCTGATCACTCTTGCTGGAAGGTTGCTGTGCGGTTTGTTGTATCGCATTGCTTTGGCTCGCCCCCGGTATTTCCGAACCATAGATCGCCCGGTACTGTGCTTTAACGCGCCCTGCATATTCCCGATTTTCTTTGCTACCACGATTAATACCGCCATTGTAATAACGCAGAGCTTCATCCGTATCCCCGCCGGCTTGTTTTTGTGCCCATGCCAAAACTCGAGCGCCCGCCATGATGTTATCCCGCGGATCGTAAGGGTTTTCTCCAGGCTTAAAGTTGAATGGCATTACCTGCATGAGGCCTTGGGCACCAGCTTTGCTGACGGCGTTTTGATTCCAGGATGACTCCGCCCCCGCGACAGATTTTAGTAACTTTGGGTCCGGTCCATACTTTTTGGCTGCTTCTTCAAAGTAATTGTCGTACTGCGTCGGTGCTACACCTGAGGCTTTTTTCATCCACTTAAGCATGGGCGATACGTTCGGGTCGCTTTCACTTCCAGGTACGTAGTTTTTGCCACCGTTCGGGTCTTTAACCGTATCGTTATTCAGCATCGATGACGATTGCTTCGCAAAATCTACCGCACTAATCTTTCCGGTGATCAGTTCAACTACCCGGCCAATAAATTTAGCCAGCCGCTCCATTCCGGTCATAAATGATTTCACATCACTGGTGAACTCCGGAGATGCCAGGTAAGTCCCAAACCGCTGAATGCCCTGGGACAGGCCGTCTATCCATTTTCCAAGCTCTGGTGATTTCAACACAGTGTCTATGGCGGCGGAAAATGCATCCGAGAGCTTACCTAACTGCGGAGCCAAAGGTGCAAGCCCGCGGATAAAGGTATTGCTGATACTGACGCTGCTCCTGTCCAGCTGGATGTTGAATTCCTGCCATTGCTTCAGTTGCTGGTCTGTGAGCTGTAGCCGCTGGGTATCTTTCTGCGCCTGCTTTCCCATAGCATCGATTTCTGCGTCGCTCATGTGTTTAAAGCGATTTAGATCGTCCATGGTGAAAAAATTGGTCAGGCCATAGGCTTCCGCGCCCTGCTGGCTACTCCCATTACGCACAAAGATATCTCTGGCACTGCGGATCATTTCAGGAAGGAGTTTTGCCGGGTCCTGGTCAGGGTTTTTGATACCCATTGCGTTAAACTGCCAGCGCTTACTCAGGTCGAGCTGCGCATCGCGGATGGCACCCAGCGTGCCGACGGGATTACCGACTGCCTTCTGGAAGTTGACGGCACTGGCATTCAGTCCCCCGGCCGTAGTGCCCAGACCCATTGAGGTAAAGCGCTGCGCCGATGCATTGCCAGCCAGTCGGTTAATACCCCAAAGCCCACCAGCCCCGGCCAGACCGGAGAACAACCCCAACACCGCCCCCCATGACAGCAGGCTGCTGGTAGCATCTTTGATATGCCCAGCCAAAGATTTGGCATCTTTTGATGCTTTATTGAGAAAGTTTTTGGTAGCGCTGGTTTTCTTGTTTAGATCTGATTGTGTTTTACTGGCTTTTTCCAGATTGCCATTCAGTCGGTCCAGGCCGTCATTAATTGATGCGATCGACATCAGACCTTCGTTAAACGCCCGGGTGACAGACTCGGCACCCACACGAGTCTTTTCCGTTTCTTTGGCGCTATCTCCAATGCCCTGTGCGGCCCCGCGCCATTGCTCTGGCAGCCCGTCGAGCGCTTTCTGATATTCGTTGAATTTTTCGAGGAATGACTGAAACTTGTCGTCATTAACATCAATTTCAACGATGCTTTTAGCCGCCATTGAAATACCCCTTCTGTCTTATTTCTTCCAGAATGAAGCGCTGCCGGAAATGGAGTGGGCTTTTGTAATCGCCGCAATCCAACTCCCGGCATAGATCACGAAAACCTTCACCGGAAGCCCAACTCAGGAGGGTATGTGTGACAGTTCCTGCGGGGCTGCCGGGATCGGGGTATCGGTATCCGTTTTCGACGTCAGTAAAGAATCTCTGAACGCCGTAACATTCAAGGAGATTAATTGCCCACTGTACATTTCCAGCGCTTTCCCCACCGTTCCAGCTATCAGGTTCGCTTTCTGAATGGCAGAGGACACCATAAAAAAAACAACCTCGCCTTCAACTTCCCGGTATTCATCCTCGCTGATAATCCCCTGCTCCAGGGCGGTTACCAGCGGCAGCGGCTTCCACACGCCGTTATCACTAAATATGACTGTCGTCAGTCGCTGAATGTCATCGACGATAGTAGGAGTGCCTGCCGGAATTTCCTCCGCGTCCTGTCGGGATTTGAGTATTTTCCTCAGCATCATCGCAGCAATACGTGGCGAGCCAACTGATCCCACCATTGTGAAAAAGCTATTGAACAGATTGCCAAGCAAAATGCAGTTTTCCTGTACGACTTCGTAAGGAAAAGGCACCACATGCAGGTAAACCAGCGAGCCGTCATCACGCGTGATGGTGCTGACAAAATTCAGTTTCTTATCAATTTTCACGATAATTAATCCCACATGCTGTCATTGGTGATGATGTAGCCTGAAATAGTCACGACGTAACCCGCATCCATACCATTCAGGGCGATTTCGTTGAAGTTCACCAGGTAGCAGTTGAGCACTGTGTAATTCCCGAAGGTCGTGGCGTCAGGCCTGACTACCACCTCCCCAAGCGAGGTATTGGTGGCAAAGCTATTCTGATAGCTTGCGGCAAGACCCTGAGTCTTCAGCAGATGAACGGTCAGCGTGACTTGCTGATAGGGAGTCTGACTCCCGACAGTGCCTGCCAGGGTAGGAATGATGTCAGTCGCCGGACCATCAGGTCGAAGACTAATGCCCTCCTTACCGAGATAAGATGCCGTGACATTGAGCGCCGGATTGTCCGTCAAAGAAACAGAACCTCGTACGCGGTTCAAAAAACCTTGCGGTACTAATGGGTTACCCATGTGTTACGCCCCTACGAAGTTCGTTACGTTAAGATTAAAAGTGATGGATTCAAAACCGCGTTTAGGCGTAATCACCGCACTCAGACCGTTATATTTCCCGTCAGCATAATCGGACGGGTTGAGGCCGGTGTAGCTGGAGAACGGCACGGCGTTAATCACCGCGTTTCCGGCATATGAGCCCTTGTTGAAAGCGTCATTGAAGTCAGACTGATTAAGCCGCGTGTCGATAACTTGTCCCAGAATGAGCCCGTAACTGATACCGGAGCGCAGTGTTTTCAGTGAACGATTTTGAAGACGGTCGATGCCACGCTGCTCGTAGTAAAGCGGGTTAATCGTAGTGTTAGATCCGTTGATAACTTCGTTAGCAAGGTCCAACTCAAGATTGATTGCGCACCAGGCCACCGCATACCAGTAGTTGAACGGGTTCCCGTCAAGCATGTGTCCGGCCACCAGCATCTTATTGCTTAACCCGCCTTCGGCTGCAGACCCGATATAGTTAATGTTGTTATCCTGCAAAGTTTTCAGCAGCGTGCCATTTCCAGCTGGCGGATACTCGGTTACGCCGTACATAAACCGGTACGCCATCGGCGGCACCATATTGGACGAACCCGGATCGTTTGCCAGAGACGACTGAAAAGGCCCCGCCATGGAGAACTCTGTCGAACCTATTCCGGGAGCCTCAACGCCAGCAAAGACGTTGGGATATTTACCCGTCACCCATCCCTCATAGGTGGAGATCGTCGTTGAGACGAAGAACTTCACAAGTGAACCCGGTGAGGTGTAGTTGTTTACCAGCGTTTTGAACGTGCTTTCATCGTCCCATTCGCGAGGAACAAGGTAAGAGAAGAACGTCTGATACGTGTTTCCGAGAGAAACATCTCCCGCGATAAACGTCGCAAGGGCCGTGATCGCCGCCGTATTGCTCACCTCACCCAACTCAAGAACATAGACAGCGCGACTTGCTCCCTGCGCCCAAAAAGTGGTGTTCATCTGCTGCACTTCGAGAGTAGTTACCGCCGTCACTTTCCCCATTGTCGTGGCGGTGCCGGGACTGGTTGCCAGAGGATAAGTAAATGCGGTAGTACTTGTGATCGTCGCCGTATATGCACCGTTATAGCCTGTAGGTGCAACACCGGAGATGACCACAGGAATAAGGTCCCCAGTCGTCCAGCCATGCGGGGCTGACAGGGTTACCGTTACCACATTGGTCGCCCACACAATCGTTGCAATGGTTTTATCTGGTGTAACAATGGTTGTCAGGTCAGTAGCAGAAGTCAGCAGCTTATAAGTTCCCGCCGCCAGCGTTGTTCCGCCCGCAGAAATCATCGCGCCAGACTTAAGCAGCTGAGAGGGCTTCGGTGGATTGGTCACCGATACGTTAATGTTAACAATTGCCATTTAATTATTTCTCCGGATAAATGGACGGAATCGCAGACGTGATCAGCTTACGGGCGACGTTACGCATCCGCTGCTGGTAATAGTTGACTTTGAATTTGATTGTTTTACGCATGGCGATGATGTTCAACTCGTTCTGAGTTACACGTTCATCCTGAACGACAGGGATATTCATTACCCCCATTTCAGCGGCGTCACTGAGCGTGTACTGCTGCACATACCTTACGAAATCCTCAACACCGACATTGCGCAGACCAGTAATGGAGATCGTCACATCCTCAGAAACCAGCTGATACTGGTTCTGCTGCTCATCGAGGTAAAAGCTACCCGCGATCGGCGTGGTGTTGCTGCACTTCACCGTTGCATATGGCGGTGACAGGTTCTGCGTCGACAGCATGGCCGGGAACATCGGCATGTACTGGCTCAGAGTCAGCCACACGGGGAGTGAACTCGAAACAACCACATCAGAAAGGTCAATGTCGTCGGCAGAGTTAATGATCTGCGAGCGCATATAGGGGAAAATTGCCTCCCCCGTGTAGTGGTAGAGGTTGGCCGGTTCGTTCAGCCCCGTGCGCCGGGAGAAGGAAAACTGGATGCCAAAGAACTCGCCGATATACAGCACATCAGATCCGATGTCATTGAATGGGTCGATGTCAGCCTGAGCGGTAAATGTTACGACATTCCGGTCGTAAAGCTGCTCATCATCCTGGATGGTTTCCGTCGTCAGATGGAGATAGCCTTTTACGTTGACCGTGTCGGGCTCGCTGCTGGGGTCATCAGACAATACAGAAGCTTTAACCCAGAACACGAAGCCATCAAGCGGCAGAACCTTGCGGATATACTTTGTGAATGTGACCACCTGAAAGCGGCTGAGGTCATCAAGGCCCTGCGTCAGCGTGGCGTTAAGCTCTGTTTTTGCAGTTTGCTGCAATTCACTCAGGGAAGGCATTTAGCACCCCGCTCACCCAAGCTCGCATCGCAGCCTGATAAGTTCCGGTATCAATGAATGACGGACGCGGCGGCCCTTTTTTGTTCTTGAATCGTCTGGAAATACCCTCCAGCGCGCGGCGTGTTGGAACCCCGGGTAATCCGTTCATTTCTGTGTTGTCGAGAAAGGCAACAAACAGGTCATGGATGCGTGACATCGATTCCGCGAGCGGGTCTTTCGCTGGTGGCGCGCCAGCCATCATATTTTCAAGCGAAGCAGCCATATCATTCGCCATCAGATCAGCGATATCACCGCTGTACCTGTCGAAGAACGTCTGCATAATCTGGTATTTTTCCTCAAGATATTCTGCGACATCTCCGGTCGTTGTGTTTTCGTTCTCGTAAGAGATATCAATCACCCCCAGATGGAAGGTGATCATGACAACCCCCACAGACTGCCAAACTGCTGGGCAATCATCAGATAGCGGCGGCCCCATGGGTCCTGCAACATCTGTAGGTCAGCCAACGATAAATCTTTGAAGAAATCAGGCACCAGCCGCTGTGCACTGGTTGAGTTGTCCCCGGCACCGGTAATCACGCCAGCCTTGAAATTGTTCAGACCATACTGTTCCCTGAAGTCAGCAAACACCGACTCGGTGCCATAGTTGACCAGGAACGATGCGCCCAAGTTATACACGGCAACGGTGTAAAGATTCGGAGTGACGCACGCGATATCAGGGTTTACCCACTCAACCGCGCCGCCATAGGCCAGGGTGAAAGACGGCGAGTCGTCGGGAACCTGCTCGGCAGTCACGCCCATATCAGTTCGAACGAATTCAATGAATCCCGACAGGCTCGTTGTCATTTTTTCTTGCTCCCGGATTTTTCGGTCACGATAGTTTCGTTGACGGTCGCCATGTCTTCATTGTCATCACGGCCTTTCGCCTGCTCGGCACTGACTTCCATTTCACCGGAGTATCCGGTGTCGCTTTCGCGCAATGAGGTATCAAGAGCAGCCACGGAAGCCTGACGGCGGTTATGTGCGCCACGTGTCAGGTGAATGTCGTTATCGCGGATGGTCTTTTCGATGACTGATGCGGAAACAGGCTTATTGATGCTGTAGCACAAGCCAACAAATACCTGACTCTGGTCGATTTTCGTCGAGTCGATCAGGCCATATACCTGATGATGCTGGATGACTGACTCTACCTCTTCAGTAGCACCATCGAGCACCAGCATCTGATCGCCATGGTTAATCGGGATCTGGATAAGGCGTCCGGTCTCAAGCTTGCGATAGGCAAAGATCTGGCGCTGTTTGGTGGTGTTAGCGATATAGAGTTTCATTTATTTCCCTCATAAAAAAGCCCCTGCTGAGTCTCCCCGGCAGAGGCTTAACTACTTAAATATTGGATTAGCTGCTGTACGCCATGGACAGAACAGTGATTGCTTCCGGACGGACCGCCCAGCCTGCGGTTGAACGCATCTCGGACAGAACATCAATCGCGCCACCAGCAATTGGGGTTGGGATTTCACGCGGCGCAGCCATGTCGCAGAACATCAGAGCGTTCGCTGAAAGAGACGGAGTCAGCCTGGCGAATTCGTTGGTGTTCACAGTGGAATTTACCATCGGCACTTCAACTTCAGGAATGGTGATCACCACCGCATCAGTGTTGCCAGCGCCAGCACCAATAAGGGTATCGTCATACACCCAATCAACCTGGATATTTGCGCCCCTCAGCACTTCCTTCACCGTGCCACCAACGGTATCAGTACCTCCGCCAGGACGCTGGTAAGAAGTTAGCTGGACGATTTGCTGAATCTCCATTGCACCAAGAATACGCTGCGGCCCAAGGATAACCACGCGCTGCTGGCGACCAAGTTGCATAGTGCGGGTCATGGCAGCCTGAACATGGCCCAGCAGATACACTGCCATCTGCCCATGGTCATACGTCAGCACGGTAGTGTTACCGTTGCTATCCGGCGGCAACGACTCGGTTGTAGCGCCAGCGGTGTTCAGCAGACCTTCGCCACCAGCCGGGTTCATGCCGTACAACAGAGCAGAACGAAGCTGCTGGAAAATACCCTGACGCATACCCAGTCGCTGGGCTTCTGGCAGAGCAAAGTTCCAGTTACCAGCCGCAGCCATGTCGTGGTGGTCATAAATTCCACGGCAACGGAAAAGGTAGGTCGGGGTGGAAATCATCTTCGCGTCCAGCGCTACGCTTGGCAGTTGGTTACCGTTGCCTGACTGGCTGGAAGTGGTTTGAGTACGGATGTCTAGGCGGCGCATGTAGACGTACTGGTCGCCAACGCCGAGACGGACTTGCGGGTTACCGCTGGCGATGGTTTCAAACGCACCTGATGCCTGCTGGTAACCGAGGATCATCTCCGGAGCAATATACGACGGATTGACGATGGTGTAGCTGGGGGTAATTGCAGCCATTTAATTCAGCTCCCGATTAAAGTAAGACCAGCGCGCAGCTGTCGGTGTTGTTCCAGGTCAGGAAACCAGTCACGCTGTCATAACTGACAGTCTTGGAGTTGCCTGCTTCGATGGCGATCACTTTTACCGGCAACGTGATGTCGGAAAGCGTTACTGCGCCGATAGTGCCCTGCGTGGTAGCTGCACCGCCTGGTGCTGTTGCAGGAGAGTAGGTGAAGGTAGTTGCGTTCGTTACTGACAGAACAACAACGATACCGTTATACGCCGCCGGAGCGACGCCGCTGATTTTCACGTACTGTCCAGCGGTCAGGCCATGAGCTGATGCAGTGACAGCTGTTGCCACGCCAGCGGCATAGGTCACAGCGGTAGTTGCGATATCAGCGCCAGCAAAACCGGCAGCAGCCGCGGTGGTGATCTGGTTGTTCACGAAATCCCAGGCCAGCGCCGTTTTCACAGACGCGCCAGTGGTTCCCAGCGCAACAACCTGAGAAGAGGCTTTCAGCGGAACGCGCATGTTTGAGCCGAGACGGTAGTACGAAACGCTCATGCCTGACGCATACAGCGGAACAGGAGACTGCGGAGTTGTCAGGCCGTTGTGAGCCTGATTGAAGACGGTAAAGCCTTCCAGCTCGGCAACAGACACAGCGCGTCGGATGGTTGAACCTCGCGGGCTTGAACTGGTACCAGGTAGAAGCTCAGCAACCGGCAGGCCGCCCCACAGGGGTTTGGTTTCCGTTGCTGCCACAGTCCCTGCGGCCAGATTAAAGCGGTTGGCTGGATCATCCAGCGCCACACCCTGGACATAACCGTCGGACTGCACACCGAAGGAGCCCAGCGCGTTCGTGGTTGCCATCGGGTTAAGAGATAAATTAGCCATGCTTGAGAGCTCCCGTTAAGCCTGGTTGTTGAAACTGGTTACCTGACGCTTGCCTGACTGGAACGGTGCCCAGGTGGCAGCAGGATCGCCTTCGAAGGTGCTAATCTGACGACCGGTTGCATCAGCGCGTTTGATTTCACGCAGCATGCCAGGGCCAACAGACAGGCTTGCCGATTTTTGTGCGTCGGCGTAGATCTGCTTTTCCGCGAACCCAAGCAACGCTGAATCAGCGATAGAGGACAGGTCAACAGTCTTAAAATCCGGTGAGTGTTCTTTCAGCTGGGTCATCAAACGACGGCGATATGACAGTGGTTTTTCGCCCGACAAAGGGACAGGGGCGCGCTTACCGAAGCAAGAGAACACGCTATCTGCTTTTACCTGCGCATCAGCAACTTCGTTACGCTCTTCGTCGCTAAGCTCAGTTGGGATGCGCGAGCGAAGATCAGCTATTTCCTGGCGAAGCTGAGAATCAGCCTTTTCTTTCGCCTTGCTTTCAGCTTCTTCAGCGTCTGCTTTTTCTTTGTCTTCAGCATCAGCCTTTTCCTTCTCGGATTTCTCTTCCGCATCGGCTTTGGCTTTAGCTTCTACCGCCTCTTTTTCTTCGGCGTCAGCCTTTTCTTTTTTGGATACTTCTTCGGCATCGGCCTTCTCTTTGGCTTCTTTTGCCTCGGAGTCTGCTTTCGCCATGCGTGCGTCAATCGCTTTATTGATTAACGATACGATTTTTTCCTCGTCCATCTTTTCAGCCTCGTTTGGAATGGAATCAGATTTAACACCAGTAGGGGCAAGGAGCTTGTCCCATACGCCCTGCTCACAAATTGCAACGTGGTCGAGCAATACCGGGGAACCTTCCACCAATAGAGGCTGACCGTCGATTTTGATGATTGAGTCAGGTACTTCGCTAAACGTGACGGTTGGAGAGGTGCTTAACTGCCTGGTCGCCATAATTTCGGCGGCTTCAGAGTCGTATACCCGGGCAATCGCCCATACCTCGCCATTATCAGCAACCCAACTGTTCGTCAGGGTGCCAATAACACGCTTCGCAAATTCATCGCTATCGAGCTTGTTTTTCTCCGGGTGAAGCCAGATAAGTGGCACACCGGCAACACGCTGGAGAAACTCAGGAGTGAGATAGTCATCCGGGTTACGGAAGGCCATCTGTTGATCTGCGGAGCGCCAGGTAACCCCTGTTCCGGTCACCCGGATGGCGAACATCCACATGTTGATAAAGTACTGCGGGCTGTTTAGTGTCCCGTCAGCGATAAGCGCGGCCACTTCGGTTTCATTGAGCGGTTGCTGTGCCAGCATCTCAGCGAATGGCTGATGAAGCGGTTTTGGCATGTCGTCAATATGAAACCATCCAGCGGCCAGCGATTCATCATTGAGTTTCGCTTCAAACTGTTCCGGCACGTCTGCACGTAGCGTGAGATAGTCACCAGCAACGCTGTGCGGTCTTAGCGGGCCATCGTACTGATAACCCACCTCTTCCAGCACTTCGCGCCTTGCGGCATCCACAGCAAGCTCGCCCGGCTCAACTTTTCCGCCAGGCTGGCACCAAGTGCCATCATCAGAACGCTGGATCAGGAAAACGAATTTCCCCTGACGAAACATTATCCCGCTGCCAAAAATAGCCACGTTTTAATGCTCCTATGCTGCTTTCATAGACTCCATGAATTTGTGACCCTTCTGGGTCAGCATGTATTCAGGAATGCTGCGGAGGTTGTAGATGTAGGTCACATAGCACTCGCAGAAAACTTCTTCGCCAGGCTGCGTGATTTCATCGAGGTAACCAGCAGGACCGGCTTTCAAATATCCGTTTTTTTGCGCCCAGTTCCCGCGTATCAGGTAATACAGCTGATCGCGTTCCTTGTGGTCCTCCCGGAAGTCATAGCCTGGCCGCCGCCAGTGGCTGTGCCAAATCGCCGCAATCGCGTTATTGCTCGTTGCGATCACGTTGTCGATGTTGGCTATCAGCTTGTGGTTCTGGTCAATCATCACCCGGCGCGCTTCATAGTCCACCTTCTCGGCAGCCTTCTGAATGTGGTCCGCCGTTTCCCGCATCGTTCCCTGAATACCGGTCAGCGCAATGCTGTCGGCGGAGGGAATGCTGCTGGCCCAGCCGCTAAAACGCGACAACGTAGTGTCGATGGCTTTTTTGCGGTTGAGCTTGATAAGGTCAGCACTGGCGAAGATCCGCCTGTCGAGCTCCGTCCTCAGCTTCGGCTCAAGGTAGTTGAGCGTAAACCGGGATATGCCCTGATGACGTTTCAGCGCGCCAGCCCCCCCCACCTGCAGGTCGTATGCTTTCGTCAGATTTCGGGTGACCATCGCCATATAGTCATCGGCCGTTCCGCTCTCGGCAGCCTGCCGGATGATGGCCTGCCAGCGCTCCAGTTCTTCACGCGACGAGTAGCCATTGCGGAGAAAGAACTTCACCGCATCCCTGACGGTCCGGGTGAAAGTCTTCATAGCATCATCCCACCACCTGGCGATTCAGGCTTTGGTGGCTCTGGCGGTGGATTATCAAGGAGGGTTTCGTAATCAAGGTTAAGCCGCTGAGGGAAAAGGCTTTCGTTAGCGTTGGCGTTTTCACATGCCCACTCGATTAGCGTCGCGCGGTTATCAGGGTCAGCAGTCAATTGCGGAAGCACTACTTCCAGCATGCTGACGATCGCTTTAAAGCGAGTTTCATCGACCTTTACTTTCTCACTTTCCGGCTCTTTCAGAGAGGAAGGCCAGCGATATTCGAAGTTGTTTATCCAGCTCGAGAAATACACGCTGTAAGTGTTTTTCAATTCAGGGAAATCGGCGCGCAGCGACTGGAAAAATTCAATGCTCCAGGCCCGATACTGGCAGATGCGAATGAAGAACACATACAGCTGGTCCAGCCATTCCCTGATGTTGTCGATGTACACCGCGACAGCGCGAGCATCTTCCGTACCTTCCCCGAAGCCCTGGGCGAACGTCTCAGAGTTAAGGATGATGGCTGGCATATCTGCGGCAGCGGCGATGTTCTCAAGGATGTGCTTACGGGCAGAGTCGAGCGGTTTTTCCAGATTGCTCAGGTCGATTGATTCGATATTGTCGGAATCACCAATCTGGAGGACCTCGCCAGTCTTCCCGCGTTTCAGCATCATGCGTTTAATACCGCTGAGCTTCTGCATCATGTTGTTTACTACGGAGCTTGGCCCCTTGATTTTCGTCACCAGCAAGCCGCCTTTCACCGCAACCATGTCATCAGTGCGCATGGTCTGGATGAAGGATTTCAGCGGATAGAGCGCGCGCTGGTAGACGCTGCGCCCGGAAAAACCGAACGCTGCAGGGTTATATGCCAGATAAATCGGGTCTTCGTTCTGTACGACGACGCAGCGCGATTTATGGTAAGGCTTTCCGGCCACCCGAATGCCATCTACCTTCTGGAAGTCAGGGGCATTCGGATCCTGATTCAGGACGATGCTTCCAGCGGTATTCATCGGGTCGAGAATATTAAAACTTACGTTGTGCTTGTACAGCGTGCGGTAGTCTAGGGATTCGTTCGGCTCCTGGTTATCCACCAGCATGGCCACTGCCGATACACCGTAAATTCGGGCGATACGCGCGGCGTTTGCAGTGTGCTGGTTAGCGCCCAGAGCTTTCCATTCGCGCTCGAACGCATCGCGCAGACGCTGCTCAAGTCCATACGACTGCGCCACATGCACGGTACGCGGCTCATTCATCGCCATCTTGATTGGGCGATCCACCATCTTGCCGCCCAGCGGGTGGAAGAGGTAAACCGTTTTGCAGGTCTGATAGCCCGCCGTGGAGCCGGGTTGAATATCATCGCTGTCAAGCAACGCCATCAACTCTGATTGAGAGCAGCTGCCGATTTCGAAATCGTCTTCGTTCATTGGTTCTCTCGTCAGATTGCGTCGCCGCTGCCGAAGGCGATAATCAGCCCGTATGTGTAATCATCGAGCAAATCATCAGCACGCTTATGCGCTTTCTTGTCGGCAAGGTGAAATCGGGAAACCTGCTTATGCAGATGGTTGGCTGTCTCGCCTTTGAATACGGCGGTCTTCTCGTAGGCGTATCGGGATATTTTCGCCAGGCCTCGATAGTGATAGCCGGAGGCCATAATGGCACGTTCATCTTTACCTTTACTGGTAAGCGCAGACTCAATCTTGTTTACCGGCCAGCCCAGGCTCTCGCCTTTTTGCAGCAGAATGCTACCCATGCTGGCATCTTCTATAAATACGCCGAGGCTGCCGTTTATGGCGACGCACTGACCGGAAAGCTCATTGAGACGGTCAAACACCGACGGCATCCATGTTTCCAGCAGCGCGCCGTCTATCTGCACCACATCCCAGTCAAGAATTGTCAGGCGCTGACGCCCCGGCTGCGTATCCACTGCGTAAAAAACCACAGCAGTGCCGTCGTGTTCTGCCCCGCCCTTAACGGCGGTGTCCATGACCGCGAATACGGCCTGGCACACTTCCGGGTAATCAACAGGCTGATCCTGATTCTCACCCTCAAACCATTTGTGCACATCGAAAAGTGCATCTGCTGACCAGTCCACGAACTCGGCCAGAAACTCCTGGCGAAATACGCGAGGCTCGCAACGCAGCCTTTCTTTTTCCAGTTCTTCTGGAGGTACAAATGGATTTGATGAGGTTGGAGCGTGGTGCTCAATGAATCCGAGGGATTTGTTATTACAAATGGCGTAAAAGAAGTTGTCCTCATCAACACCATCTGGAGTTGAGAACACATAAGCCCGACCCTTGGTTGTAAGCAGGGTCGGCTTAATCGACTTGGGCCAAATCTCATTGAGCATCTCTGGAGACTTGGTAAACGCCGCTTCATCTATCAGTACGATGTCGTACTCACGACCTCGACCAGCCAGTTTGTTATCGTTCGTCACCCAGAAGTCTATCTTCCCGCCATTCTTCAGTAGCAGGCGCTTCTCCTGGCGACTGAATGACTTTTTCAGAGGGAGAAGAGTCTCTTCCAGCTTGTCGTAGATTTCCTGATACTGCCGATATTCAGCGGTGAAAATGCCGACGCGCCCACCCAGTTCAATATTCATTCCCGGTCGCTTAAACGGTGCTGTGGAATATGTAACAGCAGCGCTGGCAAGCATGAACGTTTTCCCCCAGCGTCGACCGCAGCGGATAGCATGCAGAGCCTCTTCCCATGAATCTGACCATACCTTAAGCTGCCCGTCATGGAGCGTCGGGAGGTAAATATCGGCCATATCATCTTCCAGGTATCGGCAGGGTGTTGTGTACGACGATTGCGTTATCGCTGTCGCCGTCTTTCATGATGTCGATTTCCCTTTCCACTTTTTCAGTGGCTCGCTCGCGGTAGGCGGCATCAACTCTAAGTTTCTCTATCGAGCCTTTGGTGTACTCCAGTGACTCAATGCGCTGCGTATTGCGGTGCATGGCTTTCTGCGCCGACGAAATCAGATCGTGAAGGTTTTTCGCTGTTTCACTATCAGCAGTTTCAAGCTCGGTCTGCCACCTCCCGATGCTTTCCGCCGCCGTCAGGTTCGCCGCACGCAGCCAGAACAACTCATCGTCGAGCGTAAGTGACTGGGCGTCTTCTGTTATTGCATCAGAGAGAAGCATCCTGCGACCGTAACCGCCGTGCTTAAGTGCATGCTGGTTGCCTGGTGCGAACGCGTTGACCGGTGGAGCATGTCGGGAACCGCGTATCGGTTTCGCGCCTTGGGAAATTTCAGTGCTGCCTGTTTCTCCGTGGCTCTTTTTCACCTTCCCGGATTGACTGGCCTCACTCTTTTCCCTCTGCGAATTCGCACTCTTTTTCGCGCTGCCTTTCTGCGAATTCGCACCGTAATTCGTAACTTTTATGTAGCGCTTCGCAGTCGAGTAATTAAGCCCCTGCGCCTCGCACCATTCTTTAGGGGAGATGTTTGAATTGGCGTGATCGGCGAGGAACTGTTCTTGCAAACTCCCCCAGTCCGGCCTTGCCATAATTCATCCTTAGCTAACCGTCACGGCGCATCTGACAGAGTCAATTACGCGTCCTGATGCGTCGGTAACCTGGCACCAATAGCTACCGGAGCTTTCAATTGTAACGGCATGATTAATCAGACTCGCCATTGCTGCTGATGGGTTGATTGCAGGGTCGATTGCGATTTCACCGTAATACCACTGATATGCATATGGTGTGCTTCCACCCTGTATCGCAATCGTTAGTGTCAGGTCAGTACCTACTGCAACTGATTTGGCAGCAGGAAGGTTTGTTTTGAAAACAAGTGCATTTAAATATGCGATATAGAATCCGGCGGCATTTGGCACAGAACTCAGAAATGTTTTCATCACCACATCAGGCATGCTGAATGGCGTTACACCAACCCCGGACGGGTCAACATCCAGCCAGATTGAATCAATCGTGACTGATGATTGCCGGGTAAGAACAATGCGCTGGTTTAGCAAATCATCGCGGGGACGGAAAAAATTTCCCATTGGTTAGCTCCTGTTTGGTTAAAACCATTAAAAAAGCCACTCGTAAGCGGCCTTTGTGATGGCAATAAAAAACCGCCCGGAGGCGGCTGGAATTAATCAAGTTTGTTTCGATGCTGCTGCAATCGCGACTGAACATATCCTTCATAGGACGGCGACATCTTGTACGTGATTGCTTGCTGAAACCCTGCTGACATATGCTCTGCCCGGTAGCTTTCGTAAGTAATAGTGAACTCATCTACCTGAATGATAACCTTAGGGTCGGCCATTCCTCTGGATTGTTCATCGAAGACTTTAACCAAGTAATCATCACCCTCGTTTTGGATAAGCTCGTACTTAACCATACGGCTGCCTTTCTCACTTGTTATGTAGAGCGTTTTTATATTGTGGAATATCATTATTCTTTTCCTGTAAATAATCGGAAATCAAACAATACACATACTAATCACAATGGAAAAGGCAATGGTGTTTTTGGCAGCTTCCCTCGTCATTATCGAAGCCCCTCAGTGGGCAGCCTCTGTAATATTTAACCTTTAATGAACTCTTCGGTCGGGAATCCCAACTTGCTTTCCAGCAATTCAGCATGTCCGCTCGAAACAATAGCGACATGATGCGGGTGCGCGTTTTCAGCCAGCCACTTAATCAATGGCATCGATGCGGCTTCAAAACTTTTCAGCTTGTTTTTGCTGCACACTTCGTCGGAATCTGCCTTTGCAATATCTTCGTGGGCATTGTTGTCTTCGGCATAAATAGGGAAACATCTCATATCCCCAACGAGGGATGCTCTGACGGCTCGGGTTTCAAAAGAATTAAGGTCACAATACAGTTCAATAAACTCACCATTGAGCTTATTCATATCTGGTTTAGATTTGGAAAAGCCCACGACAAAAGGGTCTGTTCTTTGTTGCGAGAGAATCTCTGATATAACAGAGCCACTCCGAGGGGTAGAGACATCCAAGCCATAGAGATTGACGGTCCATGCCTTAATCGTTCGGTTGTTTATACTCATTGGTTATCCTGCATTGCTGTTTGATGTAATCCTGCAGCCCAGCTATTTGCTTGCCTGCGGTTTCAATTCGCTGTCTGAGGGTGAAATAATCCCGTTCAGCGGCGTCAGTAAGTCCGGGGCTGGTAGCATCATCCAAGCTGGCGGTGCCGGTGGGTTTGGACACAGGCTTGCTGCAGGTGGCATTGAGGTGCAGCCGCTTATTACCAGCAGCAACATCACGCTGCAATTGTTCAATAGTCGCTTTGGCATCCGCCAGTTCTCCGGTGTATTTGGCATCGAGTGCTGCAACATCTCGCTGACGAACAGTCATATCGTCGATGGTCGTCTTTCGACTTTCAGCCAGAGTGGTTGCGTCATTAGCCCGTTTTTTCTCGCTCTGATACAAGGTGTTGTAGTGGTTGGCTGAATAAACGAGCCCACCAGCCAGGCTAATTACAAACAGCACAATCAAAATCTGGTAGCTCAGCTTCATACCAGTGCCGCCTGCGCCCGGTTAAAGCGAGTCTTGCGGTCATCGATACCGTTCTGTCCACCGTTGATGATCTGTGTAATACGAACCACGTCGCCGGAATACAACAAGCAACCACGCAGGGTGTAATACCAGGCGGCTGAACGAGCAGCATGCTTTTCCTGCTCAATGAGTTCAGGCGTGCTGATAAGGTCAAGCTTCAGCTCGGTACCGCATTTTGTGTAATTTTCACGGCCAGTGATTTGAATCAGTCCGCGTCCGCGATATTTCCAGCCATCACCAGATTCCTTATTACCCATGCGGCTGCCATAAACCAGATTGGCAATCTGTGGCTGGTGGGCTGCCTGGGTAGTGGTGCGCCCGAGCATTTCGCACTGATACGGCGTCAGGCGATTACCGAAGGTTTTCTTCAGACCATCCACGGAATAGTTGAAGCTTTCCACTAGCGTGCCGAATCCACCTGATTCATGGCCGACCTGCGCAATAAACATCGCCTGATCAGTTGGCGACGTAATGCCAAATTCTGTCATTGCTGCATCGACAGGCTGAAACCAGCGCGCAGCTAATTCGGCGCTGACACCAGCCGCCATTTGAAATTGTTGTTGGTTCAAAATTAACTCCTTGCCAGTTGTGCCAGATTCCCACCTGAGCGAAACAGCACCACTAAGAATGTGAAGTTGAGAAGAATTTCCGACGGGTCCGCATGCGTGTATTTACCGAAAATGATTCTGAACGCCGTATAAGCAGATGCGAGGATCACTCCATATGCGAACACCGATACCAGAACCCTTCGCTGACGCCCATTACGCTGAAAGAACATCAGGCGCCCCGCTATCAGCAGACAAATCACTGCATTTGCATCCAGCAGGACAGAATTTGCGTTCTGTACTAGCCATTGCCATGTCATTTTCCGTCCTCCTCCAGCTTTGGTGGGCTGGCTGTTTTGGATCGGGAAAGAACGCGCAACAGGATCGCAACTGAAATCGTCGAGGCCACCAGTGCGCCGATAGCCGGCGACACTGAAACGGTAACCGGCGGTGTTAAATGGTTGAGTGCGGAATTAATTAGCGCAGCGATAACTTCAGAAGCCATTCCTGCGCTATAAACGCCACCGATAAAAGAAATCATCGCAAGAATGATTTGCTTCCAGAGTCGGTGGTCTTCTGCTGTAAGCACATAAAGCGCTGCACCAGCCAAGGCGCAGACCATTACCGCTGGCGTTGCCTCTGGAAATAACGCGGCAAAGGTCACCCCTGCCGATCCAGCGGTCACACCGCCAGCAATGGCAGTTAGCGGTTCAGACATTGCTGTGAGTTCCGAGTGAGTGAAAAGAACGCCCCGCAAAGCAGGGCAAATGAGGGTTAATTTAAACCCGGCGGAAAGCGTACGAAGCGACGCCCTTACGCCCTAACTGGCATTCAATCGTGTTCTGCTCAATACAGGTGAATCCCTGCTCTGCAAACCAACGCTTGATACCATCATCGGTGAAATACCAGATGTGCTCGTTCTTTCTGAAATGGTGCGAGGTCAGGATGTCTCCCGCATCAGTAAAAATCGGGATTGCCACGAAAACGAATTCAGTTGCCTGCTGTATCGCAAGCTCAGGCTCGTCAATATGCTCCAGTACGTCCCACATCGTAATCGCACGCCACTTGCTGCCATAAAGGTCGGCGTAAGCATCACGCGCATTCAGCCAGTCGATACCCGCAGGATTAACATCGAACCCAAGTGTTCCCTGCCTGCTACTGACAAACTGACCAGCGCCTATCCCAACATCCAGAACGGGTCCTGTGTAATGCCGGGCAACCAGGTCAATTCGTGCTTGTGTTAGCGCACGCCCTGTCTCGGTATCCGCCCTGCGTTGATATTCAGCAAAGTAGCTTTCGTCATAGGGTCGGGAAGCGGGAACCGGATAGCGTCCGATCCCTAGTTCAGGAAGGAATACCAGCCCGCTGTTTAATTCCTGATAAAACGACTTCATTCAGCCAGGCCTCAAATTTTGAATCAAAGTTGGATATCTGCTTATCGCAGTGGTGGTCCCATGCTTCGCAGCGGCAATAGTTTTCAGGTAAAGCCCAACCAACATGGCTCAGGTCCATAGCCTGGTCGGTAACAATCTCAGGAGCGTTATGCGCACCACGACCACCAGCCACGACATAAACAGGGGTTTTATATGCAATGGCAGCAGGTAACGCCCAACCAACTGGCGTAACGACCACGGCGGCGTGCTCTACCAGGCGCATGAGTTCTTTGATGCCCAACTCACCAGCATGCAACTTCAGATCAGCTTCAGGCTCTTCACCCACCAGCCATTCTTCGCCCAGTTGCAGGTCAGCAATGCTGATCACGCAGAAATGTTTTCGCAGAATACGGGAGGCGCGCAGGAGGTATTCAGGATCAGGATTACGAGAGTCGCTGCGCCATTCAGCTCGCACCGTTGCCGGGCGAATGACCGCTATGGGTTTCTGATGCGTGAATTGCGCAGGTCCAAAAGATGGCAAATCCAGAGTAGCTGGTGCGATGCCGAACTGGTGACGCATCGCATCGAATATTGAACCTCTCGCCAGTTCTGCCGGGCCGTAAAAAATACGTTTAGTTTCCCGTGGGGATGGTGGTGCATAAAACTCTACACGGGTGCGATGTTCATTTTTCCGTTGCGTTCGTAATGTTGTACTGCTGCGTACCGGTTTAACGGGTAAGTCTTCGTACAATTCAGGCCATGCCGTTTTGATGTAAGTACCCGCAGGTAATTGCTTAACGAAAGCACGCTGATAGATGGTGTCGCCCATTCCCAGCATGCCGTCGATAAAGAGAGGTGTATTCACCGCTTGGCCTCTTTGAGTGCCTCCTGTAGAGGCATACGACGAAAGCAGCTCAGCGATGTTTCGCGGCTGCTGTTAATGATATTTACCCGGTTTTGAAACTGTTCCGCGACAGCCATGAACTCACCATGCCAGCGTTTGATATTGCCGCTATTTGGGTTATCCAGTTCGTGGTGATCCCCATGCCAGTGACTACCATGTTCAATAGAGCAGTCATAACCCAGCAGGATAATATTTCTCGCGCCAAGACTCGCAGCAAACAGAATGGCTCGCTGACCGGAGTTGAACGGGAGGCGCGTGTCTGTATCGAACAGATTCAAGCCGTAGCGGGTAGCGGCTCGAGTGTTGCAGGTCCACAACTCTGGACCATCAGGAATTGTGGCGGCATATAAATCCCACCAGCGAAGGTCACCAGCGTAGATGTGGTTACATTGAGGAATTGCTTCCCAGGTGGAATTAACCGCAATAACAGGATGCCCTGACGCGAGTGCAGTGGAGCAATCTGTCACAGTCAGTGATGGACCAGAGGCGCAAACAATGATGGTGGACACTCCACGCTCCAGAAACGCAAAAACCCGCCGAAGCGGGTTATTTACAATTTTGACAACATATCAAATTAGGGTTAAATATGGCCTAGTTAGTTCATTTTTGCAATACTTTGATGATAATTTGCTGTCTTTTGTTGTGAACGTGATCGAGAAACAGAATGTAATGCTGATGTATCCAGCCTATTAAAGAGCTCACACATTGCCTCCCAGCGTTCGGCGTAATTCTCAGTCCAGTTTGTTTTAGTGACGCCAGTAAGCTCTGCTAATTCGCAGTATCGGTATATTTTCCGCCCGGCTATTTCATTCTTAATATCTTGCGCAGCGAGCCAGATGAGCTGACGAAGTCTTTGTAGGGTCTTCCCTGCAACCTTCTTACTGCCTTGCTTTGCCTTAAACTCTAACCAGGCCCACTGGATAATCTCTACCTGATGCGCAAATGACATGTCTCCGACATAGCACCATGACAGCCAGGCATGTTCGTGCTTGTCCAGCGTAGCCAGTGCACGACGCCATGAAGCTGTGCGGAACTCAACCGGCTGGACCAGAGCAATTGATGAACCTTTAGCCCTGCTCTGCCGTCCCGGTACCGGATCACCTGTCAGTGTTATCTCTTTGCCTGTTACCTCATCAAGCATACGGTGGCGTTTACGCTTCAGGCGCTTAGTATCGAACTGCGCATTTTCAGCAAAGGCTACCAGTTGCCCCTTTGTTGCACCGCTTAAATCAGCAGTGGCCACCATGAGTTCTTCCCGGACGAATTGAAGATATTGCAGGTTCATTGGGTGGACTCCTTAATTATGATCTGCCCTTTCTCCCCCCATAGCTTTGTTATCCGGCAATCCCAAATACTCGAATCATCATCAAATAACGCATCCATCAGGGCTTTTAGCATGTTGTCGCAATCGGGTTTGGATTGATGAGGCTGCCCGTCATACTGCTGGCGCTTCTTCTTGCTCCAACTCGGAGGCATAGGCACGACGAAGGTAACGTGAGCCCCGGCGTCAGGAAGGTGAATTTTCCGTAAACGAGCCTCATCGCAGAATGCCCGATAGCGCATTACTGCCGGCCGCTGCTTCCATTTATCTGCGCGGGTCATGCGAGGCTTACCGATAGGAATGATGTCGTAGATTTTCATGCAGGCACCACCAGACCAAGGCGGACAATCTGGATTACGGTAAGGACAATGGCACGGTCCATGAGTTGATGACGCTCGTCACGTGTCAGCTTGTTGCCGTTGTCGATACTGTCATGGCAACAGATACAGATTGCCGCTGTTGCGCAGTCATCAACTTTTAGGCCAATGCCTTTCCCTTCGTTTCGATGGGCGACTTGTGTACCCCAGGCGCCACACAGAACGCATTGCTGAATTTGGCCTACGGCTGCCAACCATTTTTTGCTTCTGTATATGGTCTTCATCATCACCTCACTGATTCTGCTGGTCGCGCAGCTGCTGAAACTCGCAGCCATGCGGAATAGTGAGGGCCAGCCCGAACTGAGCACACCACATTTCGACCTGGCACAGGAAGTGGTGCATTTCTCCGGAATCCAGATCGGAAGTGTGCCTCGGTTCCCACATTGAGGTTTTTTCGCTAGTGACAAAATCGGTGTAGGTGACTTCCACGCTACCGAGATAGGTTTTCTTGAGGTTGCGCTTAACCCACTCAGGGGTCGCATCAGTACGCCCAGAACGAAGGAGATACTCGCTGATTTCTCCGTACCACATGTGGCTTAAAGCGTTCTGAGGAAGGCTACGTTTATCACGCCATGGCTTGATGATCAGTCGATAGCAATCACCACCAGCCAGGAGCGGTTGTAGCTGTTGTCCAATAGCGTCGAAGTTAGTCTGGTGAAGGCGAACGCCCTCTTTTGGAAAGTTCACGCGTCACCCCCAAGGGCAAACGCTGAATACAAAAATTCGCTGGCGTTGGGTAACGTCAGGCGAGAGAGTTCAGTTTGGTAGTTTTGTTGCGCCATGGTGTTCTCCGTGGCGCAGCAGGTTTGCAGGTTGTTCAGGCCTACGAATGAAGTGTATCAAAGCATCCGATTATTCGAAAGCCCGCTTTCTCCAGCATTTGCGTAAATAGCGTAGGCGTTCCGATTATGTCGTCAGGGTGAAGGTAAAAAAAAGATATCTCGTCACCACGACGATACATCAGGGCGCGGCCACCGTCCGGGAAATTGCCTAACGTCGCTACCACCGCGTAATCATGGCAGCGGATGACCACGTAACCTGTTTCTGGTAATTCTTCTTGTACTATCACATCGACCCCCTGGGCACTGAAAAGCTGAACGCTACGTATTACTAGTGACTCTCAAACCAGTCGTCCGCGCTTTCCCAGGTCTCCTGAAGGATTTCTTCGATTAACTTTTTTTCAACACCAGTGACGGACAGGCCATCAGATGAAGCCTGGCGCACGACGATTGTGCAATTGTCATAGCGTCGGGACAGTCGCTTAAGCAGCTCTTCCTGTAGTGCCGGAATAGCTCCGTTGGGGAGTTTTTTTGTTTTGTCGATAGTAACTTCAACTTTCATGGTTCCTCCTGAATCGCATCACTGTATAAATATACAGTTATTATTAACGCTATTTTTTCGGAATGCAATTAAAAAGACCATGAAGGGGCTTTGGTTTTGTTTTTCACTGTTATCAGCAGGTTAAGCACTATTCGAATTTCTCATCGCAGCCCTATCCATGCATACAAACTATTTCCTGAGATTCAAATAGTCTACATATGAACCAAATTGATGAATTTAAAAAACAATAGGCTCACATATAAACCATTATCAATTTAACGGTTCACATGCGAGCCTTTCTACGCCCTACTTAGTACTTATGGTTCATTCGTGAGCTTTGGCGCTGCTGCAATCATTGCAGCCCAGCATAATTTGGCTTTATGCGCAGCCTGCTGGCATCCGCTCATAGCTTCGTACGCTTCCCATTTATCCGGTTCGCTAAAGGACTCATCAGGCTCAGGCTCAAATCCAGCAATAACCATGCTCTCTGTTGGCTCAATTGGAACAAGCGCGTAACCATCAGGCACTACTGCTGGCTGTGGTGCTGCGTTAGGATGCAACGCTCGGATACCCTCAGCTATCTCTGCTAACGTGGCTGAATATTCGCTCTGAGCGTCATTACCGAACTCAAAGGTGCCCGTGTCGGGGTCATGCCGTCCGTGTTCGTTGTCGTATGATTCACGCTGCTGCTCTACCCAATTAGCCGCTGCCGCAATGCCCAAACGGTTACTCCCTGAGCGGTGCAATTGGGCTTCAATCAGCACAGCTTCAAACAGCCTCGCATCAACTTCCACAGAACCGCGAACCTGTCGGCGATTATGCTCGTTTATCGTTGCCTGGGTTTCGGCGAGAATTTTTGCCAAGCGCTCAGTGCTTAGATTGGTTGTCATATTAAACCTCAAATGCCAGTTGTGGGGTAAAGCGGTCGCGCTCTGCGTCATATGCGAGGGAGCTGGCGCTATTCATTGACTCGATACGCTCAACCAGCACAGCTGCACGGGTTTCTTTGCTTGCAGGTGCATATGCTGATTTTGCCCATGCCTTATCGATACCGATGTTTCGCGCAACGTTTGTGCTGTCAGCTGACGAAAGCGGCAGGTGCATGAAAATGTCTTTGTTGAGCATTCGCAAGCCATGCAACTTTGAAATCGGATAACCGTTAGCATCAACAACGTGGCGAATAAGGTCGCGTAATTTTGCTCTGCAAGCCCGAGGTCGCTTGGCATCGTATTCACCCATTGAGCCTATACAAACGCGTGGGAACTCATGACAAAGCCGTATAAAGCGTTCATCTGGTTCGTTCATGTGCCAGACGGGAGCGCCAACAAATTTGCCATGCGGCCATTCAGCGATTAGCGCATCGTTTTCTTCACTTGTACCGCCAATAACGTCCGGGATAACAGCGAATGAAAAGCGCGGGTGATTACCCCAGCGAGCGACGAATTCGTAATACTGTTTCCAGTCCACTACACGTTGTTTTGTCCAAAAACTGAACGCGCCATTGTCTAGAGCAAAACTTTGTGTAACTTCACTTGCTAACTCTAATTGCCCCGGGTTCGCAAATGAGATAAAGGCGTGGCGCCCTTTCCATGCTTTCAGCGCAGCAGTGTCTGGAGTGATAGGGCCGCCGTGAAAGTGGATCATCACTCACTCCCCACAACAGAACCAGCCGACATCAACCAGTTGCGTACGGTTTGATATTCAGCGTTCCTGAAACCAGATTTAACATAGATAAAAGGCAACCGCAGGTTGTGGCCGTTGCATGCAAGGTAGTCTTTGCATCCCTGCTCGGTGAAGCAGCAGGTAACGAAATCGGTAATTTCCTTGACGGCAACGCGCCGCCATTTTTCTGGCGCTTCACGACAGTTTTCATGGAGTAATTCAAGGCGCATTCTTTGCCGCTCGGTGGCTTCATTGCCATCCTCATCAATCCACACAATGCGGTCATGGTCGTAGTCTTCGTGGGTAACGATTTCACGCTTCTGGAACACGCAGAACATTGGGTCGGAAGTGACGCGATTGTCCTGAGTTCGTAGGTTTTCACCAATGCGAGAAAATTCCTCTGGTAACTTCACAGGCTTAACCGCTGCGGCTTCCAGTTCGGAAATGCGCTGCTGTGCCTCTCTGAATTTATCAGACCACCGATTGCTAGCCATGAAAGCCATTTGCCGCTGTGATTCCAGTTCGGCTATGCGCTCAGACATATGCAGCTTGATAGAAAGATTCTGCTCACGCATTGATACTTCACGCTCCAACGCCGCTATCAGATTGCAAACGTCAGGCTGACCATCATATTCACCATTGATGGCATCATTTTTTGTGCGGGCTATCAGCGCTTCTATTCCCTTATCCATGGCTTGCCCCTTTCACAAAGATAATCCAGTGAGTTTTGTCGTTTTTCCCGGTACGCTGAGTGATGATTGGCTTCTCGTTGGTGAGTGCCAAAATCTGGCTTGTCGGTATCTGCGTTTCGTTCCATTTGAAAACTAAAACTCCGTGTGGCCACAACACGCGAAAAGCTTCAACGAACCCAGCACGCAAATCATCGCGCCATGTTTCTTTGTTGAGCCGTCCGTATTTCTTGCCCATCCAGGCGTTATCACCAACACGCTCCAGGTGTGGCGGGTCGAACACGACAACTTTGAATGAGCTATCAGCAAATGGCAGCGCGCGGAAGTCGGCAATCAGGTCTGGGCTGATAACGAGGCGGCGACCATCGCACAGCGTGTGCTCTTCGCTGCGAATGTCAGTGAACACCGCACGTTCGTCTTGCTTGTCGTGCCAGAACATGCGAGAGCCACA